CACGGAAGCGAGTAGGATCTTTGGCTACCGTGTCCTGCGCCTTACTTAAAGGCATTAATCATCGCTCCAAGGCAGGGGTTTTCTATCCTCTGTGTTGGTAGGCGTATCTGACATTCCCAAAATATTTTTTGCGAGAAAAATTTGTACAGCCGCATTGTTATTACGGCAAGCGTTGTTCAACATTGCCCTGCGTAGTGTGATCTTTAAGTCCTCACGCCCTTTTGTGAGATTGGCGGCAAAATGACGGCTGACATTGCTTTCTTCAATGCCAAAGAAGTTGGCAATATCACGGTTACTGCACCCCAAGGCTGCAAGTTCTTGCACCTGATCAGGTGGCACTATCTTCTTGTCACGGCCAATAGGATAGCCTTGAATTGTGCCTTCTGTGAGAATTTTGGTGGGTTTTAAAGGAACGTGCCCACTGTCTTTGATTTCATCCATAATGTTATTTATATGGATGGGTCAAGATCAGGTATTTTTTAGGCTTTTAACTTCATGTTCTAGTTGTTCAATGCGCTGTGACATTGTTCTAGTCAAGGCTATGAGTTGATGATGTTGCTGTGATAGTTCTCTGAATAGACTGCTCTGATGATTAAGTCCTTTGACTAATTCACTGACATTGTGACGAGTGATCATCAACTCTTCGTAGGGATCAAACTGTGGATCAAACATCATTTAAACTCAAACAGTATTTCAAACTGTGTTTGATCATCGTTGGCTGTGACCTTGGGTTTATCATAGGGTACAGTAGGTGTTCCGTTAATGTCATTGAACAGGTCTTTGATACACATCAAAGCACGAAATGCAGTTAGATTCTTGCTGATGCCCATCTTGCGTGTTATGGGCTTGCCTAAGGCCAGTTTAGTGTAGATCTCTTTGGTATCTTCTGTGAGTTTAGAGTATTTGCGAAAATGTTCTTCGTATTGTATTTTAATTGAGGGTTCAATATCTACCCAATCCCACCAATCTTGATCAGACATTGCGTGTAGGGTATGTTCCCAAAACTCTTGATCATTGAACATTTCACCTTTGAGTCTATGCCAGTGATGGTTGGTTATTTCAACCCAATCACGGATATTGTTAAACTTTTGATCGTATGAACGTTTTGCCATTTCTAATTGCCTCATTCTCTAATTTTTTGTATAGGCGCTGTCTGCGTAAGTGGTCTACTCTGGGCATAACTATGACATTGTCAATGGTCCAGGCACCCTCTGGATCTTCTCTGGTCAAACAATAGTCTGCGGAGCCACGACCTTTTTGATGCCAATGATCCTGCCAAAGTGTTTGAAACTGTTCAAAGGTCAATTCAAAGCATTCTTCTCTGAAGTTGGCCTGAGCACGAGCCTGTAAGAAAGCACAATACTGCTGGTGCGGTATTTCTCCTTGTACTTTCCAAACGTGTGGTCTAGTTCCTGTTCTTGGCATAGTGTTATTTATATTATGACATAAAGAAAGGTGTCATTTTAGGCAGTAAACATATTTTCCACAAACCAACGAGCCACGTGAGTATAACGGTTGTAGGTGCAGTAGATCTTGCCCACTGGTCCTCTGTAAACACCTTCATCAACAAAGTGCAGTAGTTCAGGACCCCAAGAGCCTTTGTAAAATTTGTGATCAGGATATTTTATACTTAAAAAAAGAGCGTGGCGATCATTTCTAGGTGTCCACTCACTGACCTTTTTGTATTTTTGCAGTTCTTCAATTTCCATAGAACCACAGACTATGTGCCATTGTTGTTCAACGATTCTTCGTGTAGCCAATCTGCGCTCCAAGAGGCTGTTGATGAGGAGTAGAGTAAATTACAGTACGGCCTGCGCCAGCACCACACCACGAAGGCTGTGAGTTTACATTCTGGCAAGGGTCTAGGCTGTTAAAATGATTGGCCAACCACTGCGGGGGAGTGGCACAACCTGTGAGACTTAACACTAAACCTACTGCGACTAAACTTTTCATCACGGCCTTTCTATAAAAGTGAGCCCTACCAATAACCCAGGGGCTCGCTGGGGCCTTTGTTGTATGCACAGTCTGACCACCTGCGGAGAAGCATACTTGTTGTATTGGCTCAACAGTCAGAATCCAGTTTGGGCCTATCACTGGGGGATATGCGTAAGGTATAGGAACCTTGGCCCGTCACAACCACGGAGTCACTCGCGGTTTGTAATTGGTCTTGCCAGTATTGTTTCTGTGACTGCAATTTTAACAGTTCTTGATTACACTTGGCAATCAAAGCAGAATAATATGCAATATTAGCATGGATGCCTGCGGCAGTAAGATCAATCACCACAACATCCTTTGTGTTCTTCAGTGTCTAGTTGTGGCAGTTCAACTTGTCTTTGCACCCAATCTTCTGCCCAATCTTCTGCGGCTGATTCTGTGTCAAATGGCTCTGATTCTGCTTCGTTGCCGCAACAGAAACAATAGACCACATACTTTTTGGTAGTCATGTTGAACAGGACCTGTGCTGTTCTTTTACCTTCCATAAATTCACTGCGATACATCATCTCTGGCACTTTGTTTCTCCTTGAGTTCTTTGCGTAATTGCTTTATTCTATTTATAGCCTCTTGCCTGCGGAGTTCGTGTTTAACGGCTTCTTGTTCATTAAGGCGACGGATCTGCTCTAACATTGTTTCGTGAGTATTCATTAATGAATCCTTTGTGCTTGTTCTGGATCTAGTGTGTCAGGATTTATCACTGATTCAAGTATTTCAGTGCCTGCCAATACTATGTATGTTTGCCAATTATAACCCCAATGCTCACGGGCTTCAATGAAAACATCATAGCCAATAAATTCTTGGCATTCGTGATAGAATTCAAGACCTTGATCGTTGCGTACGGTTAGCATCATTCTGCGGCCTCTTCAACTGCAACCAAGCCAAGCCATTGCGGCAATGTGATATGATAGCCTCTTGAAAACTTCAAGTTGTCCGTGTATAACTGTTGGATCTGATCCAAGACTGCTTGTTCTTCTGGTGTAAGATTGTTCATTCTGCGGCCTCTTCAATGATAACAATTTGAAGTTTATATTTGTATGCTTTACTAGCAATATGTTTTTCATTAGGAAAAGCAAGTTCTAACCATTCTTCTTTAAGAGACTGCAATGCTTTTTCTTTTTGCTCCATTTCTTTTTCAATCTTTTCGTGATTGCTATTCCAGTCACGCTTAAATTGTTTTTTGAAGTTATCTCGTTGATGGAATTTGTTATCTACAAAAGATTGGAAATCAATGACCTTGTTGCCTTTGAGGCTTTCAATTAAAGTATTGTGTTCTATGTTAGTTGCCATTTTGCACCTTTCTGTGTGTCGTTGCAATATAGTTATTATACGACAAAAAAAGGGCACCGTCAAGATGCCCTTTTACCATTCTTACTCTTGTTCTTCTACAGGAAAAAACTCTTCCCAAGCACCACGCCATAGTTCTGGCTTGATACCACCATTAAATTTATAGGTCAATTTTGGGCTTTCAATGTATTTGGTTATCCAATACATCAAAAAATCCATCTGTACAGGACGGCTAGCATGATTGGTACTGCGTGCCAAACCTCGCAGCCAAGGTTCTGCGTCTGCGTTCTTATTCCTACGGCAACTTTGATTAGTGTATTCAGCGGCAATGATCTGGACTGGATCAAATTCACGTTTGGCAATAGCATTGTGCAGTTCTAACATTTCCATGGTGCTCAAACGATGAATCAAATCGTGCAATTTGAGATTGTTAGGATTGTAGCGTAAAGCCAACAAACAAGCGGCTATGATACTTTGACTTTTAAGGCCTTCCATCACAGGTTTAGTGATATAGTTAGTGCTGTTCTGCGGAATGCCGTCAAGGATCTTAAGACCATCAAAACAGATATGGAATGCCTTGAATACATCTGGTTTATCTTCGCCAGGTGTATGAGCGGCCCAATCCAATGCTGACTTATATCCGCCATTGGCAAAAACAATTTGACGAGGAGCCCAATTATATCTACGGGCTAAACCTTGTAGGATTTCGCTGGCTTTTTCAGTGCTTTTAGCATTGTTGTAAGGGTAGTAGGCATAGGTGACATCATTCATGTTTTTAAGATAATGAATCTTAGTAGTAATGGCAGTGATTTCTTTGGCACGCTCTGGATACATGGTCCAATAATGTTTGCGTGTATTACCATCAACAATAAACCAATCACCTTTGATATATTGTGTTCCTGATTGTGTATCTACAAAATCTTCTTCAACAATACCAACGGCTACTTCTGTAAGTGTTGACACTTGATTCTTAAAGTAAGCATCGTCAAATGTCTTACGCATTGTTTTAACACGTCTTTGACTATCACGATTTGTTGGAATTGGAGGAATTGTGCAATAATCAGCGACATCTAATTTAATAAAATCGTGATTGCCAATTGTGGTAGGTGTATAATGACACCCATTGAGTGTTAATGTTTTCATTTAAGTTTCCTTTATTTGATGCTGTAAATGCTCTCGCATTCCTTGGCATTATTAAATGTCAGTTAGCCCATCTAACCAACAATACTATTGTAAAGTCATTGAGGTATTAGGTCAATGACTAAAATTGCCAAATCAACGCCACCTTGGATCTCGTCTTTGTAGTTCTCTTGCGAGAAATCCAGCCAAATCGCCTTTGATGTTCAAGATAGCCCATTTGACATAGTCATCAGGTAAGTCCTTAATCATCCAATTGGTGTATTTGCCAAAAGGCATTTTCCTCTGTGTATATTCAGTTGATGAAAGTCGTCTATTCCATTCCACTGCTAACTTCTGCTTTTTTGCCATATGTATGTGAGTGCTGTCTTTTTTCATTTAGATCTCATTGTAAAGGATGTCTAAAGACATCCGTTCTTCGTAAAATACTACATTCGCTTTCGCTCACTCGTATTTTACTTGAACTGCTGTTTTCTTTCAACTGCTATTTGTTCAAATGATCAAAGAGAGATATTTTGTTAGATGCTTGAGCCACACGACACCCTGTAAATGGATGTCGTGTAAAAATGTTTTTAGACATTTGTTGAGTGTATCGCACACACTTGTTGACAATGGATTTTATTTTGAAGTCCTGCTTTGGGCTCTATTCCATACCCCACCACAATGATTTTTAAGAATAACTTTCAGGTGTCAGTGTTATTCATAAGCAGTTATTGTACTTCTTCAACCATATACGATAGCAAAAATGTTTCCAGCATCTGTTTAGTTCCTGGACATTTTAGGCATCCTCCGCGAGAGGGTAGTTTGCTAAAGCCATAGTATCACGCTATGAATTGGCTGCCGTCACACATCAGAACGGATTCACCAGCGGTATTATAATCAGCCCGCCAACTTTATGTGATATAACTTGCCTAAATGGATTTGCCAAAAGATGCCTGAATATGAATGCCTGTCACAAGTATTTAGCAAGAGGGGCAATAATCAGGATTAAAAGTGAATGTGCTTATAAAAGACGAAACCCAGCCATTGCGACTGGGTTTCTAACAGGGCGATTTGGTAATGGCAGTAACCAAATTCTTTAGCGTGACAGCGCAACCATTCCAGGTAGAATTAGAGTTTTGTCCCTGCTACTTTTATTTATTTCTCTTGTTTAGAATTGTGGTAAAATGTGATTTTTTCTTCATCGTTTTCAATCACCCTAGATATAGGTGTTTGAATGATCATTACTTTACGCTGTTCATTGCCTTTGGTTTTATACACGCCTTTGGTTTCGCGCATAAAATCATTAAATTTGATTGATGCATTTGATCCTGTAAGTTCATATTGACCATTATAAGGATTTTGGTACTTATTGCAGGTCAGACATTTTCTACGCCAGGCTTTTTTGCCGTTCTTTTCTTGTAATTTCGCTTCTGTTTCACGACCGTTGGGGCAGTAGTCTCCACAGTCACTGCAGGTTTCTCCGCATCGTTTGACTTTGGTAAGCATTGGGGGGAAGGTTGGGTTGACTCCGTCAAATTCTTCGTGAAAAATTTCTTCACGTAGTTCCATATATTGGTCTTCAGCACTTTTGCGTCCTCTTTTCTTTTTTTGGTTAAGACTGGTTTCGCGAGTAGTCTCAGGAATTTTCCAATCTGCTACCTCTGACAACCTGCGTTTAAATTCTTCATCTTTCATCCTGTACTTATTCAGCACAAAATTAGAACTTCATTAAAATGGTTCCAATAACACCTATCAATGCCACTACAATACTTGACGCACTGGTAATGATAGTGGTCTTCAATGACTTCTGCCCTTCAAGTATATCTTTCTGAATGGCATCCATCTTGCCTTCTAATGAAATTAATCTTAGATCAACCTGTTTGTAGCGTTGAGCACAGATGGCAGTATGAGCAGGAAGGCTTTCGTTTTCAATATCTGAAATTTCTGCTAAATCGCTCATTATGCTGACCTCGCTGTGACCTTTACACGAAAGTTTCTGCGATCAATTAATCCATTGGTAGTGGTTACACGGCAAGTAACGATATAGGTCTTGTTTTCCTGACCATCACTTAGTTCAATGTAGGTTTTATTACCTGATTGGATACCTGTGCTACGATTTAACAATGGATCAGGATCATTTACACGAGCCTGGATAGAATAAGTTACTGCTGAAATAGTATCTCCAGTAGGCAACCACTCTGACCAATCAAAAGTGTAGAATAATCTTGCTTCAGTGTCTTTGGCGATAGTTAGACCTTGTACGGTCTGTTCAAAACCTGTGGCCATGTTAGAATCTCCTTATTTTATATATTCTAGTTTCTTCTTTAATCACACGAGTTCTGTTTTCCTCTGCGATTGTCCAAGTTCTTATTTCATTTGGTATGATATAGACGTACTTGGCAAGATCTATATCACGACCTGTGGCTGACAATGTGCTGGTAGCAACCAATGCGGCATTAAAGGACACTACTCGTTGTCCAATAATTAAATCAATACTGATAGAAGCAAAATTACTTGAGAATTGTCTAATTCTATTACCAGTAACGGTCATAGTGCCACTGCTTTGATCAAGAAAGGCAAATCCTCTTCTAGCCACAGCATCAGCAGTTAGGTTGCTGGTTGTCTGTGATGACATTGCACTTCTGTATATCACAGTACCAATGGCAGTTAGCACAGTGGTCACAGCCACAGTGGCTTCAGCAAGAACATTGGTTGTGCCTTCAGCGACTATGGTTGTCTGTGCAATTAATTGAGGGCTAACATTGCTGGTCTTGACCGCAGTTGCAGTAGATTCTGTCTGTGCAACCAATGGCACTATACCACGAGCAATAACACTGGCATTGGCCTGTAGGGTTGTGAATACTGGCATATCCACAACAGCCGCACCAGTTTTTGCTGCCACAAACAGATCTATAGTATTGGCTACCAGTTGTGCATCAAATGGTCTTACACGACCTACGTCTGCAGATACTTGACTATCGCTGACTATTATGGATTGATTATCTCTAGTTCTGCTGTTATTAGTTACAATTGCAGTTTCAGAAACTAATGTGGCTGTGTTACC